TACCCATCACTATTTGTATAGGTTGAAGCTGAATAAGATGGTGTCGCAGAGAATGGGGTTAGTGTAAAGTCATTACCTGACTTATCCAACACTTGTGTAATCTGTGTTCCCCCTGTTAGAGTAATGGTATCACTATCTTGGAAATCATACCAAGCATATAATCCTTCAAGTTGACTTGGCTCATAAGTTACTGGCTCCATAAACCTATCACATACATTCAAGGGGTCTAATGTTGTTAAAGTAATATCCAACGCTACCCCGCCCACATTATCTTCCATTCTTTCTATGAAGCTGGTTGCCGTGGCGGGTATTTCAGTATCAAAGTATTGTTGTAAATCACCCAATTTAATTTCACCAATTAAATCCTTGGCAATCATATTCATATTTGATATTGCGGATACTCTGTTGTGTAAATCATCACTTAACCTATCTGCTATGATTACAGATATACTATAAGCGGTTTGTTGTTCGTCATAAGTGATGGCTTGGGGTACAACAAATAAAACAGGATACAATAATGTCCTGTCTTCTATGTCTTTACCATATTCCAATAAATTACCAAAACCAAACGCATTTAAATCATAATGTCTGTTGGTAAAATCCTCCAACAACTTTATGACTTTATGAAATGGTACATATTCTTCTGTAATCATATTCTATTCTTTCTTTTTAGTTTATCTATTTCTTTCTTCTCTCTTTCGTAAATATCTTTGCTATCAGCCAGAAAATTTAAACATAATGAGAGGGGCATGTTTAATACTTGTTCCAATTTTGTCAAATCCCTATCTGTTAGTGTCATCATATTTTGCCAGTAGTATCGTCCTGTGATTTGAGTTGGAGTGTCAACAATCTCTTGAGTTTCCTCATCCTGTTCTTGAAAATCTGTTTCTTCTTCATCATCTTCTTCTGTTCGTCCAAAGAGTTTTGAATAAGCTCTAAAGACATTTTGGCGTGAAGCAAAAAAAAACTACTTACACCAATCCAATACTCAACGGGTAAATCCTTGAATTCTTCTTTTCTAACTTTCATCGTCTCCACATCATAATCCTCTATCTCATAATTACTACCCATAGTCCATTTTAGTGGACGATACAAAATAGACATAATGGTGTCAATATTCTTTTCAATACCATCAGCAATAGACATCTCCAAATCAACCCAACCACCATAATTTATTTCATTTAGGTTTTTCTGTAATCCATACTTCTTTCCATTAAACTCAAAGGTTGCTTGTACCTTATCTTTATCGTAATTCAGGTATTGGGATTGTATCATCCCCAAGATGAATTTTATATTTTCTCTATTAGCCTTTCTAATAATATCTTCAGGGATATTTGTATAGGCATTTAATAATTTAATCGGGTCTTTAATTAAACCTTCCAATTTTACCATCTCCATATATTTTCCAATAGTCAAATATTCTGGTATGATATAGGTTTTGTTATCTACTTGTAATTCCATTATACTAATGTTATTTTTGAATGTTTCTCTCTTTTTATGACTGATTGTACTCCATATCTTACACTATCCCAAAAGTGATTATACTTGTCATGGGGGACTGGTAATATCTTTCCATCCTTGTCTTTTTTATATTTGTAGTTTTGTGCTTCAAACCTTGCGTTGGTATCACCCTTATGTATAAATAACTTATGTCTCTTTAACAAATCAACCCCATACATAATGGTTTCCTTCTTTACAGGTTTGATGTTGTATCCAGCGTATCTTATCTCCTGTATTGCGGATGGTAAAGCACTATCCGCCCAAATGTCTTGAAACTTATCTATACCTTCCTTTTCCATAAGATATATCAACTCACTAATGGTTATATTTGAAGTATAAATAATTTCTTTAAAATATAACTCATTATCCCTTCTCCATATTCCTGCTAGTGATGTGCTGTCTGTAAAACCAAAGTCCAAACCATAACACAAAAACTTGGTACCTTCAGGGATGTCTTGGTATTCGTGAATGGTTGGGAATATCAACGCTTCTTCTCTACCCCTTTCACCTAACCCATAAATTCTCCACAAATTCTCATCGGTTTCTTTCAGTTTCAATATTTCATTTACAACCTCTTGTGATAAATAGGGGTTATCTAAAAATGTACTTTTGATGGTGTTGACATCATCCCTTTCTTCCATGTCATAAATCCAACCTGAAAATTGTGATGGGTTGTATGCGAATATTATAGATGCGGGGTCTTTACCTTCTGTTCTTAATAACAACTGGTTTATTTCTTCATAACCCACTTCATTACACTCATCAACTATCAGGTAATCTCTCTTACGTCCCCTGACTTTCATTTCCTCATCAAGTGAAAAATATTCTATCATATTTGTTCCCAACTTTATGATACCTTCACTCTTGTTATGTTTGGAGGGGTCGTATATCCCCATATCCTCCATAATACTAATTAAATCACGCAGGATAGATGATTTAAGAGCGGGTAGTGTATTCCTACATATTGACAGAGTTTTGTTGTCCTGCGTCAAAAGACGGACTAATGAAAACTGAAGCATGGAATAAGTTTTACTACTTCTTGTTCCACCAACAAGGGATACAATCCTTTTGTCGTTCTCCCATAGTTTCTCAAATACTGGTGTCGCTTGTATCTTCATCTACTAATTTCCATTTATATCCCCACAGGGTAAAGTTTCTCTTATATTGTCTCAAGATATTCTTGATGTTATTTTGACAAGGTTTTCCAAAATATTTTTCAATATCACCAATACTATCAAATACTTGAATAAAATTATCATCCATATCATATTGTGCTATTTTATATTTGGGTAAATTATTTATATCATCACCTTGTAATTTCTGTCTACTAAATTCAGCATACTTTTCATTCAACTCAAAACCCAACCAGTTTCTGTTTAACTCTTGTGCTGACAAACAGGTTGTTCCAATCCCGTTGAATACATCCAATACCAAATCCCCTTCATCTGTCAATAAGTTGATAAAGTATGATGGTAATTCTTTATGGTATGGAGCGGGGTGTCTTATTTCATTATTCCTTGATGCTGCTGCGGTTAGAAACCTAAAGACATTATCAGGACGGACTTTGTCAGGCACAATCCTTTCTTTGTAGATGTGGTTTTGTTTTCCATCAGTTATCTTTTTGGAGTATCTGGTTTTAACCGTCCATTTTACCTTTTGTCTTTTTCTTTCCCCATCTATAATTTCTGTATCATTATTTATGGGACTTTCCAATCTCTTTAGATAACTTTCTGCTGGCTCTTCCATAACTCGGTCCATATAGAATTTTAGATGTTTTCTATCTTTGACAAAATGGAAAATAAACTCTGTATTATTTCTAAACCTTTTATTACTACCATTTGGTATTCCGTTTCTTTTGTGCCAGATGTATTGGTCGTAGAATTTTAATTTGGTTTCTTGTTGTGAGCGGTATATCAACTCATAGATGTAGGTACTCCTATACCCATTTACACACATATCATTTATGTTGAGTATGAAACTACCACTTGGTTTTAAAACTCTCTGTATCTCCTTAAAAAGGGGTAATATCCAATCCACATAATCTTTGGGTTTCTTTACTGATACTACCTTACCATAATTTACAATATCAGCATAAGGTGGACTTGTAATTATCAAATCCACACTATTGTCTTCTAATGTTTTAATCAACTCAAAACAATCACCCGTTAGTATCTTGTTCTTCGTCATCTACAACCTTTTTAATTATCTCAATTTCAATTTTATTATCTTTGAGGGGTTGTCCTTGTGTTGACACATCCACTTCTTTCTTATCCACATAATCTTCAGGAAACATATTACGTACAACCAAACTCCATAGTTGTCCGTTGATGTTCTTTGAGTTGTCATTTTCAAACCCACCTCTTACTTTTTCAAACCACCACAACTTACTATGTTCCTTTGCTTGAGCTATGGTGTTAGAAAAATCTCTATCTATTTCCAATAATTTGTAGTATGAAGGACGAGAAATGTTTAGATACACAATAAAGTGTGATTGTGATTTTCCTTCCTTACCCATCTCAATTATTTGATTTCTCCAATTTTCAGGGAATATACCTTTCTCTACCAATTCCTTACTATTCGTGTATGCTGGTCTCCCTCTTTTTCCTGATTTTTTTTCTATGTCTTTCATAATGACTTAATAATTTTTTCTATTTCTTCTTTGATGAAACCTTTGGTATGAACGGATGTCTTTGGATATACCAGTATGAATGCTGCGTATATTTCATTCCACATCTCTTCAAAACCATTTTCAGTTTCTTGTGATAATCTGTATAAATCCAATAATGAATTTACATAAGTTGGATTATCCAAGTTGTTGTTTTTATATTTTTGTTTACAATTACACCCCACGGCTTTTTAATTTTAATGATATTTTATTTAGTAAATCTACAATTTCGTATTCTTCTTTTTCTATAAAGTCGGGGATAAGGTGTTCTGCTATTATGAATAACATCAACTCATTTTCCTCAACTGCTTTGATAATTACATCTTTGATATAATCATCTTGTTCGTTCTTTGTTAGTTTAAACCATCCGTCTCTGTCAAATTCAATATCACCCATATAGATAATTATTCATCACCTTGTTTTGGGTTTTCTTTTTCATACCAAGACATTACATCTTCTAATGTATTTTTTGGTTTGAAATCTTCCACATCAAAATTTGTTAAATAAAATCTATCAAACAAAATGTATATTGGAATTAGAATACCTCTTGAGTATCTATATCCCCCACTAGAACATCTTTCTTTAACATAGGTATGATAGTTTTTATCATCACTATTATCTAATTCGTATGGTAATCCTATACCTCTATTTTTTCCTTCAACATCAGGGTTTTCATCTATGTATTTTTCAATCAACGCAAACAACTCATCTCTGGTCCATGTGGTGTGTAATTGAAATCTACCCATTTGTTCCACGTCATCAGGGTGTGGTAGTGATGCGAAAAAGTGCGTCCAAGTTGGAACATTTATTCCACTCAATTCCCAAATCGGTTTCTTACCACAAGGTATTTGGTGTGTTTCTAAATAAAAACATAATGTCTTATTCCCTTGAGCGTCTGTTTTAATTTCCCAATATATTGGCTCACCATCATTTAGTAATGTCTTTTTAAGGTTTTTTTCCCTTTTCATTCCTAAATCAAAGTTTCTTTGTCTGTCGTAATATTCTTTCTTGAATACTTGTTCGCTTTTAAGGTCTACTGAATTTTTGTAATCTTTCTCCATAATATTTTAATAATTTAATTTGTTTATCTCTAATAAATATACTAATAAATATATGTAAATCAACAAAAAACCCCCTTGATTAGAGGGGGTTTAACATTTACTTACCATTCAAAACATTACCGATGTTTATTTGAATACTAATATTATATTAAAATGAAAATAAAATGTCAAATAAAAAACCCCCACATTCTGGGAGGTGTGGGGGTTTAAGGAGCATTTTTTGATAAACCTTATTAAAATACTATTCTAAAAGTATTAAATAAAAAAAAAGAGTAAACTAAATTATCTATTCGCTTGAGAACGACATACCGCATAACGTTGTCTTTCATCAGGGAATTCCAACCTCATCTTACTATCACTCATACATCTCTGTATGAATACTGACTTTCTTTCTCCTGTTCTTCTTGTTGCTAATGGCATTTTATTTATTACTAAACTTTTCTAATGCTGTTATACCCATACCTGCTGCTACCAAATATAACATACCATCGTAAATAAACGGTTTTAAAGGTATATCTAAAAAAATATTAGATATGTATCCAATCGTCAATAAAATGAACGCAGAGAAGGTAATAACCCTTTTAGATGATACATTATCACCATCCACGCCACGCAACATATTCTTAAAAAATTCTTTCATTTGTTTTTGTTTTTGTTTTTAAATCTATCGTATATTCGTATAATGTTTATTACCAGTCCTGTTAGTAAAAGTAAAAGTGTCAATTCTGCTTGAAATTTCATTAAGTAGGCAAATACACCACTTAAAGTTAAAGTATTACCAGCCAATTCTTTTGTTTCCATAATTAAAGTAATTCTATATTATATTTATCTTTTACTTTTACCAGAAACTGCTTGTGTATATTTTCGTTGAGGTTATACCCCATTCTTTCTAAAAATACTTTGGTATAGTGGTAATCATCTTTGGTAGGGAATGATACCTGTAAATAACTCATTTCGTCCTTTTTACGGGGTTTTCTTTCGTTGGACTTATTCTTATGGTAGGACAACCTGTTTTGTTCCCTGTGGTGTTCTTTACAGACAGGATACTTACCAAAGGCACATTTCTTACAATTATTAAATTCATATACTGGTAGGTAGTCATCACACTTTTTACAATAGTGATACATTATTCCGTCACCACCTAAAAACCTTCTGTCTTTTATTCGTATTGTCATAAAGAAAAAAATGGGGGGGATAAAAAAAAAATATTAGAATAAACAATAGCGTATCAAAAGTGAATTCCCCCCCACTACTAATAAATATATTCAATTTAATAGAATTCCATATTTTTTCAATACTCTTTCGTTAAACTGAATATGGAATGGTTTATCAGTAGTAAAACCTGCTCTTTTCATTACCTCTATTACTTCTTGTCTATCCTGCTCTGTTGTACCTCTCAAGTCAATATGATTAGTATTTTTTCTTTCGTTTCTTTGTCTTTGGGAATTTACCCTATTATTACAGGGCTTACACTTTGGATATGGTTTGTCATTTTTTCCTATATGGAAAAATGACTTTGGGAAGTATTCAGTACATTCATTACATCTGTAGTGAATTTCATTATTTATTATTTTAGTTGGTCTTCTTGGCATATTCTGTCCCCCTTTTCTTTCCAAGATATTATATCTTGTTTGCTGGTTAAGCTAGTAATGTAAATTCTATTTTTAGGTGGAGTAATCAAGTCCCCTAGATGCTAGTAGCGCTCTAGTGCTGATTACCCGACCTTCTATTTTTGAGGCTTCCATCTACTCACAAGTCCCAGAAAGAGTTGTGGAATTTAAGGGATTTTAATATCTTGTCATGGAGGTGAAAAGGGGTCAAACACCTATATCCACTCTTGATACATTCAATAAATACACATAAAAAAAGTAAAAGACAATACTAAATAAAAAATTATTTTAAAATTGACTACTATTTCTATTTTTGTTATATTTATAGTAAATAAAAAAGAATAAATTATGAATAACAAACAACAAAACAAAACTAACTTTGATGAACGTAAAGAGCGTATCATTATCCGTCAATCACAAGTAAAACTAGTACTTGAGTACTTAACCTCATGCGGTATCTGTCCTACCATCCAGGATTTATTAAAAACAACCACTATGATGGAACAATACATCTATGATGGATATTCTGCTGACTTAATGGATAAAATAGGTAAATTGGATGACTATATCCAAACTGAATACAAGGGGGGTATTAAAAATGAGAAATAAGACACCTAATATGACGCAGGATGAATTATATTTCTATTCCCTACCACTTTTCTATCAAGATAAAAAAAACCTCTTAAATCGTCTTAAAATGATTGAGGATGATAAACACAGAGAAAAAACAAGAATAAAATGATTGGAGCATCTAAATTAAATGAAAAGGATGTTGAAACTATCAAATACCTTTTCCAAAGAACAAACATGACTGATACTGAAATAGGAAACGCATTTGGAGTATCAAGAGTACACATCAACCGTATAAGACACGGTAAAAGATGGAATGAAGAAACCAAAAGTTTCAAAATGAAACAACCTCAACCAAAATGGTGGAATGAATATATTGAAGAGTATATTGAAAACAAAATCCAACAGATGGTTGACGATGAATTATATTACTAAATTTTTCCATGTAGTAATTATTGTGAAAGGGGGAAGTGTAAAAACTTTCCCTTTTTTTTTGGTGGTGTGGTTTTTTTGTTGTAGGTTTGTGGGATAATAATAAATAATGGAAACAATAGAATACTTTACAGACACATTTATTTCACTTTTAAGACAATTAAAAAGTTGTGATGATAAGAGAACACACTCATCATTAAGAAAGTCAATTAGAAGGGTATTTCAATACTATACAGAGACATTACCAAGAATAGTATCTGTTGATGCTGATGAATATAATAAGAAAAATCACAACCTTGATTTACAAAAGATAGATGCGTTTTACAAAAAAAGAGGTGAGTTAGTATTAGAACATACAATACCAATTATGTCTTTTATAGACCATCTTTTAACTTTACCAGAAGAAAAATGGATTAAAACTATAAGTGAATATCCTTCCTGTTGTTGGATTACAAAACAAGAAGACCATAAACTTAAAGAGATGGGTTTCAAAAACAAACGTCCTAATGGTTGGAAAAATTGTTATGATATTTGTGAAATTCATTTGTGTAATTAAAAAGTAATCACTATATTTGTATTACAATAAACAACAATAACAATATGGAAAAAATAAACTTAAAATTCACAGAACAGAAAAGTCAAACATACGAAACCTTCAAAATGATGAGTGGTGGTACTGATAGTAATACTTGTATATATCGCTCAATTATCAACCAACAACAATATGGTTTGGATATGAATTTTGGAACGGTATTAGTAAAAAGCAAATACAACAAAAGTTGTCCTACCACTTCTATAATGGGATGGTGTTGTCCTTACGACTACCACGTATGGAATGAAGATGATGACAACATTTACGATAGTAGAGTGGCGTGGAAAAAACACGGTATTGAATTACCTGAAAATCCTAATGTGGTTATTATTGACTGGTCTAATAAAAATTTCAAGACATTAAAACAATACGATAATGGACTTAAAAAAATTATTAAGATGATGCGTAATTCCAAAGTTGATATGATTTATATCTGTGGTCTCGCAGATAACGCAACTTTAGAAAAAATTATTACTTGGGATGATTTTGAATACCTTATCAGCGATAGTTGTAATGATATTCAAGAATATACAGGT